GCATTGTTTGCCATTGATTGAGTTCACGAGTTGTGGCTTGTTGATAGACCGATGTGGTTTACCGAACAAACCAAAAGATATGGCGTCAAGCATAGTTGACTTACCAGATCCATTAGTACCGACCACAAGTGTAGTCTTATTCTTTGCTAAATCAATCTCAGTAAAAGTATTTCCACTTGATAGGAAATTCTTATACCGAAGGGTTTGAAAAATTATCATGCAACTTCGAGTGTTTGGGCTTCTGTCATTAACTCACGCATCTGTTGTTTGATACGGTCTTTATCAAGGTCTGTCTCAACAGCATCGATATATGTATCAACGATGTCCTGAGTATCATCAAAGCTTATGTTCTCGTCCTCTACGTTCTCACCTATAAACTCATTGAAGTTCTCTGCTATCTTCAACTCGTAGATGTCTTGGTTCTGTATTCGATCAATAAAACGATCGAACGTGAATGTGTCGGCCTTGTTAACTACAACGACCTTCACAAAGCGATTATCTAAGTGACTTACATCATAACTATTATAATCTGTTTCTTCGTCATTGTACACTATTTTTTCGAATAAAGTGTATGGATTATGTACTTTTTCGATCTCACGTGTTTCTGTATCAATGACATGGAAACCTTTTGGATCATGAGCATCAGACCAGAAAAACTCCATCTGACTGCCTAAGTACCATATATTATCTTGACGAGACGATACATGGAAATGACCACTCAACACCATCTCAAACTTCTTGAACAGTGCTGCGTCCATACCATGTGTATTCTTTACACCTCTCATCATCTCAAAGCCATTCAACTCGAGGTGACCACCGAGCCAATCAGCCTTACACTCTTCAATAAACTTCATCGAAGTGTGATAGTTGTCTTGTGCAATCCATGGTAGGAGTGCCATCTTCAAAGAACCATACTCCATTACTGTTGGTTCCATAACGATGTGTACCTCGTTCATATAGTGACCGAGAAGTTCTTTCAAACTGTTGAGATCGTTCGTGTTCTTGTAGTATGTGTCGTGGTTACCAGGAATAATATCCATGGTCATACCACGCTTACGTATCTCGCTTAAGAATACCTTACGATTTTGATTCAAAGCTTTGAAGTTTACGAACTTACGATGGTCATAGTAGTCACCGAGGTGTACGATCTGCTTGATGTCATGCTCATCACAATATGGAAAGAAGACGTTCTTGTAAAAGTCTTCAGCATTATTCAAGAAAATCTCGGCTGAGTTACGAATACCACAATGTGTATCATTGAGTACTGCTATCTTCATTTCAAGAACTCCGATAGATCTGAATCAACCGAACGAGTACGTTTCTTTTTCTTTTCAATCTTCACGTATTCTTTGAACTCCGTATCTGCATGCCTTACCTTATCGATACGATCTCTCAATGTATCGACGAAGGCACCTACAACCTGTGCAGACATCTCATCACCGAGTTCATTATCAATGAAGTTCTCAACACCTGACTTTGTCAGATACTTTAGTTTGATGTCTTGTTGTTTCTTTTCCTTTGCGATCCTACGTAAGAATGCATACCACGCGATCTGTGTAAAGTATGCGAATGCGTTTGGTTTACCTGTTCTTGTCGCTGCTGCGATATCATAGTTTTCAATGGCTTTTAAGCAATTCTCAACAGCATCCATGACCATCTCTTCGCGGTATGTATAGCGAATAAAGTTTGACTTGTGTGACAAGCCTTCAGCGATCCTTAAGAAACACTGAGCGATATAGTCTGGTACGATTGGAAGGGGCTGTTGATTTTGCTTAGCTTCATTGACTGTGCTAACGTAATCCACTACTGCTTGAGAGAACTCAGCATTATTAACGTAATGAATACTTGCTCTTTTTTGACGTGCCATATTCACTTCCTTTCATCATGTATATTATACCACAGAAATAAAAATATGTAAACAGCTAAATTAGGGGGTTTACAAAATGCTATTTATATGGTATAATAAGCTGTAAGCTGAGGGGAGAGCCAGATACCCTTAGTGCAGCGTGCCTTTCGGTGTAAATTTAATTACGTTTGTGTCTGCAGAATCTTTCATTTTCATAGATTCTGTCTCTTTTGCTACTAAATCCCTTACATATTCGCGAAATTCGTCTTCATCCATTGTCTCGGCAGCTGCAGCGAACTCATCGAAATCAAGATCAGTTACGTTAGCATAAGATCTTTCAACCTCTTTTAATGCCATAGTATAGTGCACTGCTAATCTCTTTGTTGGATTTACCTCGCTGATGATATGCCCAGAGTTAAGTACAACGATCTGATCGTCTACGTCACTGAACGAAACAAATGGTCTGAATGAATAATATCGAAGAGAATTTTCAAGGTCTTCGGCACACATGATCTTGAGCGCTTTACGTATGATGACATCGCCTGTCTCTTCACCTATCTCAAGTACTTCACAGATAATCTCGTCGTCATTTGTTAACTTGAATTGTTTTAAGTTCATATCTTTACCTTATGTGTCTTATAGTCAAACTTCTCGTTTTGATATATCTTCAGCCGTTCCCATGAATGTAGGAGTGAAAAATTTTTCCGATTTTTCCAGCTCAGATCATCTGAGATGTCGTATAAGACTGTTTCCCTTCCATCACTGCTCTTTCGTAATCCTCTACCAATCGATTGTAGTACTCGTATTTGAGACTTCGATGGTGAGGCGAAGATGATATTATGTAACTCTCTAATATTTATACCAGTACTAAATGTACCGAGAGAAGCCACTACAATTGCGTTCTTTTGTTTCTCTACGATGCCGCGTATCGCTTCGCGATCTGATGTTTGTGTATCACCTGAAACAAAGAACACTCTCCTATCTTCTTCACTTTTATCTTTAATCATGTGATAGAGAGGTTTACCATGTTTATCAACATAGTTGTAAAGTACGAGTGTATTACCCTCGAGGTCGAGGGCTAGGTTTCGTATAAACTTATTCCGTTTTTCATTGCTAACGATAAAGTCGATCTCTTCTTGGTATGTCTGTTTCCCGAAGTCTTGCTTGAGTTTCTCGTCATAATCAAGAACGAGTCGCCTGATCGATAGTTTTGCCAGAGTGTCGTTATCTTGTAGTTCACGGGTGGTTGTGACTCTGTAGATTTTCCCGAATAAACCTTGCAAGACCAACTCATGTGTCTGTGATCCATCTAATGTTCCTGTAGTGCCAAACCTATATTCTGCCTCTGTGCATTTGTTCATGATATTCATAAGAGACTTTGACTTGAAGCCATGGCACTCATCACCAATCACGCAACCAAACTGTTGAAACCAATCTTTAGGTAATCGATGTATTGATTGCCATGTAGTGATCACGCATGCTGCATTTTGAACGTTCTTATCTTTACCTGAATAGATCTTATGCATAGCACCTTCAGACCAACCGTACTCAAGAAAGTCTGAATGCATCTGTTCGACCAACGAAGTTGTTGGCACTACAATCAATACTCGGCCACCCTTCGGATATGCAACACCATCAGTGAGCATCGAAAGCCAGTATCGTATGATATTATAGATTATGAAGGATTTTCCTGATCCTGTGGGAGAGAGGAGGATTCCTCTTTTTCTGACCAACGCTTCACCCACGCATTGATACTGATAGTCCCGAAGATTGTAAACAGAATTAAGCCTGCTAACAAATAAGTCAAGATTTGCGGGAGTAACCACTGTTCTTCCATCGGGAGCTCCATACTTAGAGTTAACTGACTCCAGTATATACCCTCGTTTTTCGCAAAATTCACTTAAATGATAAAATAAACCTGCAGGTAAAGTGCGATCTCTCAATGTAAAGAGTCGTATCTTACCATCCCACATACGGTTACGATATGCAGGCATGAACTTATAACCAGGCACATAGAAACTAAAATATTCGTTCAGTTCCTGAGCTGCACCTGATTCGCATTCTATTTGGAAGTTAGCGTGATTTAATTTCCAGACTCGAATTGTTTCCACTTGATCATATTACCAATCGTTTGATGTCGCCATCGAAGAGTGTTTATTATCTCTTCTAATGTATCTATAACGGTCTTGTAATACTGTATTTTGCCTTCAGAGTCTTGGATTTCAGGATCACTATCATAGTAGTAGTCCATCTCTCCTTTTAGAATCTTTAGACCATCAAAGGGATCAGGTTGCCAACCGAGTTCTTCAACTCTTTCTTGGTCCATCTTACCATTATAGTAAAGCCATTTATCTTTCAATAGCTTTTTCTGCTCAAACTCTGCACGTTTGAGAGTTAGCTTATAGGTTGTTAGGAGCTCTAAGTATTTAGAGTGTAACATAGGAGTGGCACGAGAAGCCTCATCCAATTTGGTTTGAGATATCTCACAGTCTTTCGACCACATTTCATGTATCGTTTTCAAATCAATCATAATAAAACTCAGTATTATTCAGCTGTGTCAGTTGTAGGTTCTTCTTCTTGAGGACGCATCCTAACACTAATTACAAAATTTCCTGCGGCTATCTTTCTTCCTTGATATACATCATTTGTCCAATGTACTAAACCTGAAGGGAATATAGCTATATCGCCTTTATGAAACAAAACAGGCACATGATGAGAATTACCTACAGTGTAATATAATATAGTTCCTTCTGGTTCACAGTCTAAGTAAGCACAAAACGAGTATCGACCAAAATTATCTCCATGATCATGAGGAGCGATAAAGCTTTTATCTGTGTATTTAGCGTACCAAAAATCTGCATATTGGATGTTAAACTCGTCTTCTCGATGAACGAATCGTTTAACTACATCATGAATCTTTTCTTTTATTATTAAATTCTCGACATCACATGCAGGATTATCTAAGATGTTCCAATCACTTTTTTCTGCATCTAAAAGATTACGTACAGATTCAATACTGTTAGATGTGTCTATTTGATCATAGCGCTCAACCATCTTATCACAGTATTCTGTATTTATTCTAGATTTTAATATACGAGTAATACCACCAACATTGATGATGTCAACATCACGTAGGCCGTTTACAGCGCTAATATGCCTTTGGCGTTTCATATCACTTTCCTTCAAACATTATTTATATTATACTACAAAACCGCGTTGTTGTAAACAGTTATTTATATAATTACGCCTCTAGTTCCATTCCACATAGCTGTATTGATTAACGTTGTTGCTGCAGCATTTGAGAAATACTGGATAGCATACATATTATTGATGACATTGTTTGAATAACCAGAATATGTGTAATCTCTACTCACAGCACCTCCATTGACGTCATATAAAGAAGTAAAATAATTAGAACTACTAGATCCATAACTAGCATACATATCAGGCGTACCTGCCCAGGAAAAGGTATGTGTATGTATGGGAGTTCCATTTATTATTCCCCATATTTTAATTGCCTTAAAAAATCTGTAATAGACATCTGATCCAGCGCTTCCTGCAGCTGGAGTATTATTTGTATTACCAGTCCATGCCATCACAAATCTTTGCATTGCATTGCAAGCACTATAATTTGACATTCTGTAAAAATAAATATCATCTGCAGTGCCAACATTGACATCAGTTGTTGATCCCCAGTTGCCAATAGATATCATTGACCCTGAATTAAAAGGATAGGCTGCTTCAGCCTCATTTCCTACCCCAACAGTGTAAGTCTTAACATATATTGGTGCTGAAAGACCAGCAGCAGTAATACTACCCGTTGCATTGGCAGCATGATTAGGCGCGCTCGATGGCCAACTATTTGGATAGACAGGTGTAAAGTTTGCTTGATTACTGCTCCACGTCACTGTACCAGTTAACGAGTTGTTTATATCTGATGAAGTTAATCCAGAGATAGAATATGATAAAGTGGTTCCATCAGTTTGACCAGTGCCATCCCAGCGAATAGTACTTCCCCCGCTATTATTATTAGGAATCCTGTATATAGTTCTGCCCGTTGTGGGGAATATAGAATCAATTGACGAATAAGTTATACTGAAATCTTTAGTTTCAAATGCCTGACTTATTTGATCTGAAATCCTGAACGTTAGCGTAAAGTTACCAGCGACACCGCCGCTATCTTCAGTTAATGGTGTAATCGTAAACACAGATGAATCTTGTGTAACGGTCGCGCCAGTTGCCGACATATTACCGTCTGAATCTACAGAATAGGTTAGATGTCCTTCAGGCTGATCAGAGTCATTTGCTATAATAGTAACAGTTGATGCAGTACCATCAGTTGCTAGAACTATTGCGCCAGACGGAGATAGGGTCAGAGAAGGTGATAAGTTTATTAATGCAACGTTATACCAGCCAGACCCGTTACTTATATATAGACGTGAGTTTGAACTGTCAATCGGTACAAAAGCTCTTTGGCCATCTATAAGACCAGTGACTGGTAAGGCACCTATGCTATCGACAACGCTAACCGCTAATGCATTAACGATAGCTTGTGCATCTGCAGAATCTAATACAGGTACATTATCTGCCGCTGTACGTTTCAGATCACCACTTGTTGTTATCAAATTAGCAATCTTACGATTGAACGTCATAGTTCGAACTCAGCTGTTGGTGGAGTAAACGCTGCAGTATAACGTGCTCGGCCCATTGTAATTCTAACGTCTTGCATTAGAGCACCAGACAGCGAACCATAACCTCCTCCTCCAATACCTGATTCGAGGGTCGGAGCTGGATATGCTCCAGTTATCGTAGTTGCTGTAGATGTTAAAGTACCATCTTTGAATAGACGATGATTATTACCTTCTCTTGTCAATGCAAGGTGATGCCATGTGTTGATTGTCATCACACCAAAGCTAACACCACTTATTCCCCAAGTAGTATTATTATCAGAAGCATAGAGAAGTACATTTCCACCTGTGCCATTTGTTATAGCAATATTACCATAGCCTCCTGTTTGGTACCCTATACTTAATATCGTTTGAGTAGCATTAGCGTTTGGTAGCGTAGTAAAATATATCCAAAACTCTATCGTAAAATCTTTGTCGTACAGATAAAGTTCTAATGGAGTCTCAGTAGCATCTTGATGCTCTTTTTGGTTTCCAATACCAATAAAGTCGTTACCGTCAAAACTAAATGCACCTGAACCACTCCACTTTCTTGTTGTAGTAGAGATGTTTGGTCCAGCACCTTGGCTTTGCGAGTGTAACGTCATGGCGCCAGATGCATCATACATTATTAAATCACCAGCAAACCGCATTAAGGTGTTTCCAGCACTGTGCGCTACGGCTCTTGTCGGAGGTGTAAAATCTGTAGTATATTTCACTTCTTTTGTAACATGGAAATCAGCAACATTACCTATCGCATCAAGAGTATTAGTATTATATCTACAGCCCATTGATAAACCGCTTCCAGTAATATCAGAAGCACCAGTATCAGTACCCACACTTTTTCCATCTAAGAAAAGTTCGTACGTACTACCAGATTTTGTAATTGCAAAATGAGTCCAGTGATGTGAAGTCGTGCCGTTTCTAGTATGTGATAAAGCTAAAGAATTACTTCCAGCCAAATACCACGTATTGTATCCATTATAGAAAAAGTATATACCAGAAGTGCCTGCATTTTCTGTTTCAAATATCAAACCACTATGTGTGTTATCGTATGGATAGAACCATCCTTCCCACGTGCAGTCGCTTGTTCCTGGATTTACTGTAGTATCACTATATTGTATTCTACTGTTAGAACCATGGAACTGCAATGACATGCCACGTTTATTAGCACTCCAAGGTTCTTTATTATATGGACTAAATGGCCTTAGTTTAGTATCGTTATAATTTCGAAGAACATGATTTCCGGATGCATCAGCCAAATAAGGAAGATTACAAGCTAATAATGAAGTACCAGCAATTGCTGTCAATGGTTCTGTTGGAGGTGTAAATGCAGTTGTATAAACTTGAGAACCTTTTACGAATCTTAAATCTTTTATATAACCATGGAAATAATAATATCCGTCATTTCTTACGCCGATTGTATTACTACCAGATGCACTACCAATGGCAGCTGTTACACCCGATATTGTATGCTGTAAAGTACCATCTACATATACTTTCACAGTATTTGCTGTGGCATCATGAACTATAGCAAAATGATACCACTGATAATTATTGATAGTTCCAGGATTAAACGTTCCACCTGCATGATAGTAAGTACCAGATATTCTACTGACCTGAATATTACGACCAGCATATGTATAAGA